TCGGCGTTGTCGGGTCGCACGGTCAGGACGGGCCGGCGGCCGCAGAATGGGCACGGCAGAAGGCCGCGGCGAGTCGCATCCCCCTCTGCTGGGGCTTGGCGGTCCAGTAGCAGCATCGCGTGCTGGAGCAGAAGCTCGGCGCTGTACTCGTGGCTGGCGATCTTGGCGCGCAGCTCAGACAGCGTGTAGGGCTGCTGAATCAGGTCAGCGGTCATTGGTGGGCTCCTTGGGCAGCTTGGCCCAGTCCTTCAAGGTCAGGATGAAAGGCTTGCAGCGCGGCCGGCGCACCATCACATAGCCGCCGCTCTGCGTCATGTATCGGATTTCGCCAATGGCATCGAAGGCCGGGCGAGGATCAACGCGTTCAAACTGCTTCAAGGCTGCTCCTTGGTCTGCGGTGCGGCGGACAGCGTGCGCATCTCTTGCCAGTCGCTGGCCGACGTGCTTGGGCAAAGACTCACAGTCACTGGCGCCGCTTGCATAGCAACCCCCTTGCTAGGTTGCGCGCTATCTAGTGAGTCCTGGGGTGCTGGTGCGGCCAGGGCCTCCACCTCTTCGATGACGTTCGCGCGCTTGTAGCCCCACTCCTCGTCGGAGTTCAGGCGCTCGGCGTCGCAGGCGTGGCGGAAGCCCAGGCGCCAGGCGCGCTCGATCTGCGTTTCGGTCAGGGCCTGCGCACCCTCAGTCACCCGTGGTGCGGCCAGGGCGGCGCGGGCGTAGGCATGCATTTGGTCGGCTGTAAACGACGGTGCCTGGCGGTAGACGTGTTTCGTTCCAGCCGCTGACGTGACCTCGCGGTAATAGCCAATGCCCTCGGGCTCCGGCAGCGGTGGAAGCTGTGCACCCTCAGGGGCTGGGATTGCGCAGCGGCTCAAAGCGGCCCGCATCTGCGCCTGGCTGTAGAGCTTGTCGCCGATCTTGGCGCTGCGGAAGAACGCCAGCGACGCATCGATGATGAGGCCAGACTTCTCGGGCAGCGGCCCGCGCGATGCGGGGTCGAAGAAGACCACTTCAGCCACGGAATGCGGCAGCAGGCCGGCCGCAATCCGGGCGTCGGGGCCGCACCAGCCGATCCCGTCGCATTCCTCACAGTGCTCTTTCGTCCGCACGATGTCGCGCGGGTCTACGCCCTCGCGTTCGACGTAGTGCCAGCCGTCGCCGTTGCAGCGGTCGCACCTCCAGGCGTCGAGGTCAGCCTGTGCAGGCTGGGGGGCTTGGGTTTGGGCGGCTGGCATGGTGGGGTCCTGGTTGATGCGGCGCTTGATGACGGCGGCCTGCAGGTCGCGGGCGATGTTTTCGGCGGTGGCCGGCTTGGTTTCCTGCACGACGCCGTAGAAGTGCATTTGAGTGTCTGGTTTCATGGTCAGACTTCGCAGGGGTTGAAGGGGTTGCGGCGGCCGGCGGCGTAGGCGTAGCCGGCCAGGATGAGTGCCTGACGACCGGCCTCGCGAGCAGCCGCGCGCTGCTCCTCGGTGCTGCGCTCGACGCCGGCCAGAGCTGCGCTGAATGCCTCGCCCCAGACCTTGCACATATCGCGGTAGACGACAACGTCCACGATGACGGCGCCAGGCTGGCGGGCCGCGAAGGCGTCAGCTTCGGGGCCAGCCATCAGGCTGGCGACCTCGGGCGCGCCGGCCTTCCAGACGCCGCCAGTCGACCAGATCAGGCCGGCGTCAGAGTCCTTGTCGGTTGCCAGGGCGTAGCGTGCGTTGGTCATGTCGATCTCCAGTGCGTTGCGGTGCATTTATTGTGGCACCATAAATCAAGCATTGCAAGCACTTTTTGTGGCACTACAATTGCCGTATGAATGAACCGAAGAAGCGGGGCCGCCCCCCGAAGCCTCCAGGCGAAGCGCTTGAGCGCCGCGCCATGTTCTTGACGCCGGCCCAGTGGGCCAAGATCGACGCGCACGGCCTTGAGTGGCTCCGCAAGCTGATCGACCGAGCCAGGCCGCCAAAGCAGGGCGAATAGCTCATGTGCTCGCGGAGGGGCTGGTAATCACGCGGCCTTCTGGTGGCCAGTGGCCAGCGCGTCGAAGTGCTCGCTGATGCGCTTGCAGATGGATGGCAGCGCGGACTGTGCGTAGAGCTTTGCAGTGCCCTTGGCCGCAGGCGTGGCCGGGAAGCCAAGGCCAGCGAGAAAGGCCTCGCGGTCAGTCAGGCCCAGGATGTCCCAGAGCTCGCCGAGCTTGAGCATGTGCTCCTCAATGGCGGCGGTCGCCGGGCGGATCTCGACGACCTGCGCAGGCGCGTCCGTCTGCTGGGCGTTGGCTTCCGCTTCCTTGGCGCGGCGGCTGGCCTCCTGCAGCTCCGCGGCTTGGCGCTCGGCTTCTTCGCGCTCAGCACGGGCCGCTTCATCAGCCTTCGCACGCTCAGCAGCCTCGGCAGCGTCACGCATGGCCTGCAGCTCGGCGCGCTGGCGCTCGATCTCGGCCCGCTCTTCTGCCAGTCGCGCGGCTTCTGCGGCCTGCTCGGCGGCAATGCGGGCGCGCTCCTCGTCGGCCTTCTGCTGGGCGATGCGCTGGGCTTCCAGCTCGGCGGCAACGCGGCGCTGCTCGGCCTCTTCCCACAGCTTGGCCTTGTGCGCCGTCTCCAGCTTGGTGATGCCGGCCGCCCATGCGGCCTTGGCCTGCTCCAGCATCTCCTGGAACGTGGCCGGGTCGGGCTGTGTGGTCTGCATCTGCTCCAGCAGCGCAGCGATGTCGGCGGAGGTCTTGTTGCACGCCGCAGCCACATCGACGCCGATGGCTGCCAGCGCTTCCTGGATGGCAAGCACGCGGCCAAACTCAGCGGCAGCCTTGGCCTCGCGCTCGGCCTCGCGGCGGGCTTCCTCGGCCTTGATCTGCTGGTCAATCGGCGTCTCGCCTTCCAGCAGGCGCTCGGTCAGCCACGCAGCGCGGGCGTCGATGTTCTTTCCCAGCGCGAGCAGCGGGGCCTTGGCCATCTTGCGCACCTTCTCGACCATGATGCGCGGGTCACGCCAAGCTGCCCGGTGGGCGATGGCGTCCTTCATGCCCTTGGTCGTCGTCAAGTCGTAGACCACGTCCTTCGGAAAGCGTGTCTCGATGTCGGCCAGGCCGGCGGCCACGCGGTCAAACTCGCTCACCGCCGTGCTGATCCGGCTCATGTCGTCGGTGATCGCCAGGGCAGCCTTGCTGGTGGTCGGCGCCTGATCGGTGGGCTCGTCGAAGCCGGTGCTGTCGTCAATGATGGGCTGGGTCATGGGGTTCCTCAGTAGGGGATGTCGTCGGAGTCGAGCGGGGCGGGCTTGTCGTTGGTGGCTGCGGCCGGAGGCGATGCGGTCGTGCCAGCGGCAGGCGGGTCCTTCCGCTTGGCGCGGGCCATCTTGTCGGCCTGCTCGATCAGGAAGTCGTCCTCTGCCTCCTGGTCGCCGCGCTCCTTGGCCTCGGCAATGGCTGCCTGAGTTACGGCCCTGAGCTCGCCGACGTTCTTGGCGGCGCGGATGGCGTCGACGTGCTTGAAATACCACTGGTCGCGGTCGCTGCCGGCGTGCAGGTCGGCCTTGCTCCACAGGGCCAGGGCAAAGCCAAAGCGCATGGCCGCGTTTCGGATCGCGTCGCCGATGACTTCCTTCTCGCGTGCCCCGGCGTCGCCGGCCTTCTTGTCGGCGTTGCCGTAGCCCAGGCGGGTCTGGCCGCCGACCGTCAGGCGAATCCACAGGCCGCCATTCGCGTCGAAGAGGGGCAGGCCTTGCTCGGTCAGCGCCAGCGGCTCCCAGTTCCAATGGATGTCGGCATCCAGCAGCCGGTGGGTCGTTGCGGCGTGGCCGACATAATCGACGTGCCGCACGTTCTTGTGGTGCCAGCCGCCGCACACGTTGCAGTTGATCTTCTGATCGTTGGGGCACTCGTTCTGTGCCTTGGTGCCCTTGGGCAGCTTGCTGATGAGGTTGTCGGGTACTTCCTCGCGCAGCTTTTCGAGAGCGGTGTTTTGCGTGGTGGTCATGAGGTCAAAGGAGCAGGAACGGCGCGACCAGGGCGCCGACCAGGAAGAGAGAGGCCAGCAGGGCAGCGCCCGCAGACAGTTCGGAGAGGCCGCGCTCGGCGATGTGGTCGAGCTTCATGGCAGCCCCAGCGCGTTCTTGATGTGGGCGGCAAAGGTGCACAGCACCCAGGCGGACATGCAGCTGGAGAGGATCACGATGACCACCAGCAGCACGGCCTCAGCGCCAGTCATCGGGGGCTTGCGGTCGTCGTCGCTCGGGTCGTAGACGGCCATCTCAGCGGGAGCCGCGGCCGGCGCGCAGGTGCAGTCACGGCCCTGGCGGCAGTTCTGCGTGCAGCCGGTCCAGGCGGTGCGCTGCTCGCGGTTGCGGGCCTCGACGATGGAGAGGGGCAGGGCGCGGTGGGCGGTCATGCTGCAGCTCCGGCAAGGCGTGCAGTTGAGATCACCATCTGGATGGCGCATGAGAAAGCCCACATCGCCGCGCAGATCCAAGCCATGCGCTCAGATCGAACCTCAGCGTTTGCCGCTGCAAGGCCGTAGAACGCAGCGCAAACACCCGATGCGATCGACAGCAAGATCCCGCTGACAACAAGCGTTGCGCTCATGCTGCGGCCCTCATCGTGTCGTCGACAGCAGCGCAGACCTCAGCGCTGAGCACCACGCGGCCGGCGTTCAGAGCACGCTCGATGCTGCCGATGGTCTGCGTCAGCTCCCAGATCGCATTCCAGTCGGCCTCAGCGCTGAGCAGGTGGCGCACAGAGGCGGCGTTGTGCTCGATACGGCGGTGGTAGTTCTCGGTCTCTGCAGCCAGGGCGCGGCAGGCAGTGGCCCGCTCAAGGGCTGCATTGCGGCTGGCCGTCAGGCGGGCCAGGTCGCGCTGGGCATCCTGCAGCTTGAGCAGCAGGGTCGCGCGGCGGCCGGCGGTTGCGTCCTCGGCCTGGGCAACTACATCGCTGATGCAGCTCATCTGTCCTCCAGCCACCCCGCACCGCGGTTGTCTTGGTGGCTTGAGATGGAGTATGCTACACGCATACGCTCAATGCAAGCGAATTGCATACTACAAGGGAAACTACCTAGTATGCGAACGCCCGCAAAAAAGCCCGCACGGTGCGGGCTCACAGTGGCCGAGAGGCCGGAAGGGTTCAGAGATGAGTCAGGAAGAAGATCGCAACGTGTCCACCAGCAGAAGCATCGCGCTTGCAATCCTCAAGGCCATCAACGTCTCACCGAAGACGGTGGTTGATGTGAAGCTCGATCTATCGGGGCCACTTGCGCTCTTGCAGGTGACGCACACTGTTCCCTCATGGGTCAACGGGATGATCACAACCCAGCTGCAAGAGTTCGACCTTGTCAGGCGTCTCGATCAGTGCGAGCTTGATGTGAGGCAGTCAATCCTGGAAGAGGCGTCGCATACCAACCAAGATGGACGAATTACTTACACCACCGACGATACTGGCGCCATCAACTTCGGCTTTCCAGCGGGCCAGAACACTCGGGCACTCGTTCTCTTGGAGACCCCTTGCGGGTTCACTAGCGGCTGGGTCGTCAGCAAAGGCGCTCTGGGGACCATCCCGATGGAGCTGGCGCGTCAACTTGTAGATGTACGCTGGCCGAAGGCTGATTCGTCAACGGGTCAAAGCCAAGACTGAGGACTCGCTCTTCGACCTTGAAGAACCACACGATCTCGTGTTGTTTGAACATCACTTGATCGCCTATGGATGGGTACGGCACGCCTTCTGGCCAAACGACCCGCATGAACATCTCGCTTGGGGATGTGATGTTGAGGTAAACAAGCATTGGTCTCTCCCTCAGCGCCCAGCGCGGCCGGCGCGTGTCACTTGTTGATGGTGCGCAACCTGTTGGCGCACTTGGCCAAGGCCAGCGCGCCAAAGAGGCTGGGCGAATACTCCCCATCGCCGTCGCCCATGAATCGAATGTCCCCGTCCTCGCCGACCCAGAAGCGCTGGAAGCCAACGTAGGCACCGTATGAGTTCTTCGGGTTGATCTCGCCGCACAGGTAGCGACCGCGGCCCTCCAGCTCACGGAAGACGTGGGTGTCACGGTACTGCACGCTGCCGGGGTCTTTCAGCGGGCGCTCTAGCTGCGCCTTGGCCCATTTGGCGAACTCTATGTCGTTGAGCTTGCTCGGCGCCGAGATGGCCGCCCCAGTGGCTGCAAGCAGCAACGCTGCTAACGCGATGCGGAGCATGTAGACCCTCCAGGAATTGGCAGCCTAGACGCTGCTGCCAGGTCGCATGAACATGACAGCCACCACTCGGAAGTCGGTGAACGTCTTGTAAGCCGAGTCCAGCGGCGCAGCAGTGCCGTCCTCGGTGTAGCGCCGAATGTAACGCCGCCCCTCGGCTTCGATCAGCACCACGTTTGCGGGTTGCGCCGCGCTGGCGGCCCTGAACCAGATCAATTGCCCCTTGCCAAGGCCCGCCGCCTTCAGTGCGTCGTCGGGCGCCTCGACCATCAAGTCAGCCGGGATCGCCGGCATCTTCTCCAAGCTCACCACCACCTCCCATTGCGTTATGGGAGGAGTCTCGATTCTCGGGTAGCTCACGACGTGAGCCATGCCTGGTTGGTGCGCATCGGGCAGGCCCTGGCGATGCTCTTCGTCAAGCCAGCCCGGATCCTTGTCCAGCCTTTCCTCGATCTTGGCTGCCAGCTTGTTGCCGCACGGCTTGGCGCCACTGGCGATGGCGCTGAGGTGTGGCCTAGGTGAGCCAACCAGGCGCGATAGGTTGGCCACGCCGCCGACCTCGGAGATCAGCAGCTGCACGTTTTGCTGGCGGCGCAGCTGGATGGGCAAAGAAATCTTCACTGATCCAGCGTATCCCGCTTGCATACGCGGCCGGTATGCAGTACGCTCCGGCACATGGTATGCAAACTTCATACGGCATGAAACTCCGCGACTGGCTCGATTCCACGGACTCGCCCACCGTCACCGCGTTTGCCGTCCAGCTCGGCGTCTCGCGGGTCTACCTGTCGCAACTTGCTGCGCGCCAGGATGGCCGTGTTCCGAGTGCTGACTTGTGCGTCCGCATCGAGCGAGCCACGGCCGGCAAGGTCACCCGCGCTGATCTGCGGCCGGATGACTACTGGCTGATCTGGCCCGACCTCCCCGCCCCCAAGCGCGCCCGCCGCAAGGCTGTGGCGGTGGAGGCCTGAGAAATGCTCTATCGCACTAAGCCTCAGTTTGTGGAGGCATTCCAGTACACGGCCGAAGTCCGTGATGCATGGCTGTTTGATCGCGTGCCCGTCCCATTTGGCATCAGCATCAGCGGCCACTACCACCCTGAACGCCGAGAGGTGTACACGTCGCGCGCTTTGCTCCCTACCAGTGCGATAGGCGTCTTCAGTCGTGGCGTTGAGCTTGGTCAGTGGGTCTTGAAGGACGAGCAGGGCCGCTTTGAAGTTCTGGAGGCGGCCGAGTTTGAGGCCCGCTTCGAATTGCACATGCCTGACGGCGTTGTCGGCTAAGCCATGCGCCAGATCCCTCCCTCCCTCGCGACCGGCCCCGCTGAACACCAGGGCATGAACGGCGCGCAGGGTTTGCCTCGGGCTTCGGCCCGGGGCTTCTTCTTCAACAACCCCATGGCACATGGGGCCCGCCAGCCATCCGCCGCACACCACGGTGACTCCTCGGACGCTGGACCAACGGGATGCATTGCAGGGCAAGCCAGCGGGCCCCTGACCAATGTGCCAACCCGCTCTCACTTCCGCCCCTTCAGTGCCGCAGCGGCGGCCTCGAAGTCGCGGGCGATCCGGGCCAGCAGCCACGCCAGCTTGGCGGCGGCCCATTCGTGTGCGTTGCTTGTGTCCATGCCAAAAATTTTTGGCCGACCGAGCCACTCAACGCCACTCAACTGATTTGGGAGAGGTTGTGCACCAGCTCGGTTTTCCTTCTGAAGTCACCGCGCAAGAGATTGAGCGCGAGACCACGTTAGGCGGCGCCATCGCCTTGTGCGCCAAGGTCGCCGGCCTGGAGCCTAAGCAGATCCAAAGCGCGCTGAAGCTCGACAAGGCCCAGTGGTCCCGCTGGGAGTCTGGCCAAGAGGGCGTGATCTGGCCGAAGTTGATCGCTGTCATGGATCACTGCGGCAACGACGCCCCACTGCTGTGGATGAACGCAGCGCGCGGCTACGACCTCGGCTCGATGCGCAAGCGCGAGAACGACCTGGAGCGTCAGAACCGCCTGCTGCGCGAAGAGAACGCCGCGCTGAAGCGCGTACTGCAAGGAGCAATGGCATGAACTACGTCAACGCATACGGCCAGCCAATCGCCATCGGAAGCCGTCAATCGCACGTCGCGAAGAAGAAGTCCGCAACCAAGGACGAGCGCGAGAAAAAGCACATGGGCTGGTCCGTCAGCGGCTTCAGTCCGGAGCAACTCGCCCAAGCGAAGGTCGAGCACGAGAAGGCCATGGAGTCCGACGAGAAGCTCCAGCCGTGGGATGAGACCGTCTTCATGAACGGCCACCGGCCGCAGAAGGCTCGCAGCAAACCCTACTCGATTCCCGACTCGGCCAGCCAGTGCGCCGAGATGCTGAAGGCCGCCGGCTGGAAGCGCGTGTCAGTCGACGAAATCATCCGGTGAGGCGAACCATGCCGAGGACAAAGAATCGCAACGTCATCTACACCGGCAAGGTTGGCGCCCGAATGAAGCCGCTTCGTCGCGGCATGCTCTCCGCGCGACGACTTGTTCGCAAAGCCTTCCCACTCAAAGGCGGCCCCTTCGACGGCCTCTCTGCGCGGCTCGACGCATTCGGCGGTGGCAACACCCTGCCCCTCATGGCCCGCGGCATGGCCGGCAGCTACGTCAACGGCCGATGGGTGAGCGCATGAATTTCGCTCTTGCACGCAACAGCGACCCCATCCAGTCGCACGACGCCGCCGACCGCGCGCGTCAGTTCGCCCCGACCCACCGCGACCGCATCCTTTCCGCGCTGAAGAAACACGGCCCGCGCACCGCTCACGAGCTGGAGCGCATCACCGGCCTGTCTGTGGTCCAGATCGACCGCCGCATGCACGAGCTGTGCAAGTGCAGCGAGGCCCGTGCACACGTCGACCTGCTCGGCCTGCCGGTCAAGCGCGGCACGCCCAGCGGCGGCATTGCCCAAGTGTGGGAGGCTGTGTGAGCTACGCCGAACTGTGCAAGCTCTACGCCGAGCAGAAAGCCGCCTGGCTGGCCGCCAACCCGGGCGCCTCATCTGAAGAGGTCGAGGCCGCGAGCCGGGCAATTGCCGAGAGGCTGGGGCTCTGATGCGCGAGTACGGCACAGTTTCCCCGCAGTTCTGGATCGGCAAGACCGGCAAGGCGCTGCGCGGCGACCTGGAGGCCCAGCTTCTCGCGCTGTACCTCATGACCTCGCCGCACGCCAACATGATCGGCGTCTTCCACTGCCCTGTGCTCTACATGGCGCACGAGACAGGTCTCGGTGTCGACCGGGCGACGGCTGCGCTTGAGCGCTTGGTGGGGATCGAGTTCTGCGAGTACGACCACGAGACCGAGACGGTCTTCGTGATCCGCATGGCCGCCCATCAGGTGGGCGAGAACCTCAAGGCCGACGACAACAAGGTCAAGGGGGTGCAAAAGGAATGGGCGCGCATCAGCACCAAGCTGCTGCGGGATGCGTTCTTCAAGGTATACGGCAAGGCCTACCACCTCGCATCTGAAGCCCCTTCGAAGCCCCTTCGAAGCCCTGGTGAAGCCCCTTCGAAGCAATTAACAGGAACAGGAACAGAAACAGGAACACAACCCCCCTTGCCCCCTGAGGGGGAGCCGGACGGGTTCACGACCTTCTGGACCGAATGGCCTGCATCGACGAGGAAGGGCGGCAGGGTGAAGTGCTTGGAGGCTTGGCGTAAGGCCAAGTGCGAGAAGGAAGCCATGGCCATCGTCGAGCACGTTCGGCGCCTCAAGACCTCGGACGACTGGAGCCGAGACGGCGGCCGTTACATCCCCGCCCCGCTGGTGTACCTCAACCAGCGTCGGTGGGACGGCGCAGCGGCTGATGGCGGGTCGGCTGGTGGTCTGCAACTGGCGGGGGCGCTGTGATGCAGGGCCTTCAACACCTCATCGCTCAGCGTCGTCAGGGCTTGCGCCCCGAACTGCTGCTGCTCCGCACGCCCGGCATGGCTGGCCAGCCTCTGGCCGGATGCCTGGACTGCGGCGCCGAGCGGCCCGAGTCTGCCGACCTGCGGGCGCTGCACTTGCTGCGCGTTGTGGTTCTCGGTGAGACGGGCCGATTCGAAGAGGCCGAGCGCTGGGCGCGTGCAGCCTGCCGCGCTGGTGCTGCTGACGTCGGCATCGCCATCGGTTCGCCGAGGGAGTCGTGGATCGACGGTCCAGTCTGGGTTCGGGTCAACGGGGAGCAGCTCGCATGAACCTGATCCCCGACACCATCGACTGGAGCCAGTACGAGGCCGAGACCGAGGAGACCAGCAAGGTCAAGCCGGCGGCCGACTTCTTGGCCGCCATGATCGACATGGTCGGCAAGCCCAAGGGCCGCGAGGTCGGCGCCAAGATGCCGTGGGAGAAGACGCACAACGTCTTTGCATTCCGGCCCGGTGAGGTGACGCTCTGGGGTGGCGTCAACGGTCACGGCAAGTCGGCCATCAGCGGCATGGCTGGCCTGTCCATCATGGCCCAGGGCGAGAAGGTCGGCATTGCGTCCTTCGAGATGAAGCCCATGAAGTCTCTGGACCGCATGGCGCGCCAGCAGGCCGGCCAGGACCTGGACTGCATCCACCCCGAGGAGGTGCCGGTGATCCGGGAGATCCTCGACGACTTCCGCGCCTTCACTGACGAGCGCCTGTGGTTCTACGACCAGCAGGGCACCGTGACTCCCCAAAAGATCGTGGCCGTGGTCCGGTACATGTGCAAGGTGCTGGGCATCAAGCATGTCTTCGTCGACTCGCTCATGAAGTGCGTCAAGGACGACGACGACTACAACGGCCAGAAGCACGTCGTGGACGAGTTCTGCGCCATCGCGAAGGACTACGACGCGCACATCCACCTGGTGCACCACCTGCGCAAGGGCAACAAGGAATCCGACCTGCCCGACAAGAGCGACGTGAAGGGCGCCGGCTCCATCGTTGATCAGGTCGACAACCTGCTGCTGGTGTGGCGCAACAAGCCCAAGGAAGACGAGCTCGCGGCCGGCAAGTACGCCAAGACCGAGGAGCCGGACAGCGTCGTCTTCTGCAAAAAGCAGCGCAACGGGACGGGCTGGGAAGGCCCGATCAAGTTGTGGTTTCACAAGGCATCCATGCAGTACGTCGGATCGCCGAACGCCACGCTCGATATGACGCAGTGGCCCCACCGAGAAAGGACCATGCAATGACTATTCATTCCCACCATCAGGAGCCGAAGACCACGCTGCAGAAGGCGCGCGATTTCTTCCACCGAAACCCGGACGAGATGCTGACCCGTTCGGACATCTGCGTGAAGTTCGACTGTTCCAAGGACACCGCCTGCATCGTTGCAAAGGCGCTCATCATGGAAGGCGTGAGCAGGAACCAGCTGCCGCGCGATGACGCCCGGGTTGAGCTGCGCAAGCGCCGAGAGGCGAAGCAGTTCCCGGAATGCCTTACGCCATCCGAGCGGAAGGTCGTCGAGGCAATGACTGCCGGCGCCACGTTGGCCGCTGCAGCCGCGGCGTCTGGCATCAAGTTCAACACGATGGAGAGCTATCTCAAGGTGGCGCGGCGCAAGGCTGGGGTGAAGACGACTGCAGAGCTTCTGCAGGCCTATAGCAAGGCGGTGGCTGAATGACGCCATCCGAACGCATTGCAGCCGCCCAGGCCCGCACCCGGGCGAGGGAAGAGGAGGAGCGCCAGGAGCGCGCCGCGGCCCTCAAGCGCAAGCAGGCAAAGCTGCGCGAGATGACCAAGCGCGCGGGGATGCTGCCGGAGCCAAGGCGGAACGCTGCATGAAAGCCATGCTCATCAAGACGCCCGCCGGCATACGCGGCGCCACTGCGATCGACCAGGAGGCCTGGACCAAGTTTCGCCGCCGCCTGGAGACGCTGAAGGCGGGAGCCTGGCTGCGCTTTGAATGGTCGACGCCGCGCAACGGCCCGCACCATCGCAAGCTGATGGCGCTGCTGCAGCTGGTGGCGGAAAACAGCGAGACCTACAACACGACCGACAAAGCGCTGGTCGCCGTGAAGCTGGCTGCCGGCCACTTTGACGCAGCGATCCACCCCACGACGGGCGAGCTGGTGCAGGTGCCGAAGTCCATCGCCTACGAGTCGATGCCTCAGGAGGAATTCGAGGCGTTCTACTCGGCAGCGATCGACGGGGTGCTGCAGTTCATCCTGCCGCAGATGGAGCGCGCCACGGCCGACCGGCTGATGGACATGATCGTGCAGGGGTGGGCATGAAGCGCACGCCCATGAAGCGCCACACGCCCCTGCGCGCCAGTCAGCCGGCCCGCGCATCGGCCCCAGCAATCCGGCCCCGCCGCTGCGACGCCCGCAAGGGTGGATGCGGGGAGATGTTTACGCCCGCCCGGCAGATGCAGAAGGCCTGCGGCCCCAAGTGCGCCAGCCTGATGGTCGAGCACATGAAGGCGCGCACGGCGGAGAAGGCGGCGCGCGAGGACCGGAAGCAGACCCGCGTGGAACTCGAAGCGCTCAAGACCGTGCCGCAGCTCAAGAAGGAAGCGCAACGCGAGTTCAACCGCTTCATTCGCGCCCGCGACCGCCTCGCCGGCCATCCTTGCATCAGCAGTGGCAAACCCCTTCAGTGGGGCACCAAGGGCATCACCGGCAGCGCGGTGGATGCCGGCCACTACCGCAGCACGGGCGCGGCCGATCACCTGCGGTTCAACGAGGACAACTGTCACGCTCAGAGCGTGGTGGAGAACCGGGACCGGGCCGGCAACGCCGTTGCGTATCGCGCCGGCCTCATCGCCCGCATCGGCCTGGCGCGCGTCGAGGCGCTGGAGCAGAACAACACCCCGATCAAGTGGACCCGCGAGGGCCTGCGCGAGATCCGCGACACCTACCGCCGCAAGGCCAACGCCCTGGAGAAGCTCATCCGATGCTGACCGCAAAGAAGCATGAGGTGCGCCTCAAGAGCATGAGTGCAGTTGCGCGGCGCGTGTACGAAGCCGTTCCTGCAATGGAGGCGTGGTCCGCAACTTACATCCAGTCTGAGCTTAGCCGGACGGGATGCAGCACGGGACGAGATCCGCGAGCGTTGCGTGGGTGTTTGGCAAGCCTCGTAGACGCCGGCTTGGTAATGGAGCCTGAACGCGGAGTTTTTAGACGCGCGCCGGTAAAGCTGGATTCCGAAGAAACCACGACCCAGGAAGAACAAATGAAAGCCACACCGAAACCTCAAGCCCCCACTGGCGCACTTTCAAGACTCGCCAGCCTCGGGCAACAGGCCATGCAGAACTCCGCACGCATTGTGGTGCTTGCGGAGCGCGCCGAAGAACTCGCAAAAACGATGAAAGAGGTGGCTGACTTGATGCGCAAGCTGTCTAGAGAAATTGACGAAGCCGCGCTTGATATTGAAGAGCAGAAGTCTTCAGCGTCGGCCGATGCGGAAAAGCTCAAGCAGCTGCAGACGCTTCTCAAGTCGCTGGCTACATAAAAAAAGCGCCCCGACTTTCGCCAGAGCGCCCTTCGATATCGAGCTGGTAACCCGATTATCTCAGGAACTCTGATGACTCGTACAGAAGAGAAATACGCCCGCGCCACCCGATCCAGCCACCTCGCCCTGCGCCGCACGGATGAGGCCCCTGGCGACGCCGACACCCTCATCGCCGCCGGCCTGGCCGAGACGATGGGCGTGCTGCTCACCCGGCTGCGCGGTGAGTGGGACTCTGCGGCCGGCGATGTGGCTCAGTACGGTAAGGCTGCCCGAGAGTGGAGCCGGCTTGCAACGGCTTCAGATGCGGCAGCCAAGGCCTGCGCAGAACAGGCGGCCAAAGCCAAGGCCGCTCAGCGCACCGCCACCGGCGACGACAAGGCCAAGGCCGAGCGGCTGCAAGCCGACAAGGAGGCCGAGGGAAAGCGCCATGCCAATGAGGCGGCCCGCCTTCGCTCCGAGTGCGAGCGCGAGCTGGTCACCGCTCGCGCGCTGATCCTCATGGGGCTGCGCAGCCTGGAGCCCGCCAAGCAAGCGCTGTTTCTCTTCGCCCACCGCCAGGCGCCTCACAAGGCTTGCAGCTCCACCGACGCCCAGCTGGCCACCCTGGTGGGCCAGGTTCTCGACGTCTGGCTTGATCGCCTCTGCCAGAAGTGCGAGGGCCGCGGCTTCTCCGGCGGCTACGGCTCCCCGCGCCTGCGCTGCGCCAAGTGCGGCGGCACCGGCAGCCGGCGGCATGGCCAGCTGGGCAGGAACGCAGCCGAGCAAGCCTTCGGGCTGTTCCTGCTCAACGTCATGGACTCGCGCTGCACTGCGTCAATGAGTCAGATCCACCGGCGTACTCGCCGTGCCTGAAGGGCGAAGATGAATGAACTGACACAAGAAACCCTCAAGGCGCTACTGCATTACGACCCAGAAACTGGGGTGTTCAAGTGGCGCGGCAACAGGGGAGCGGCGCGAGCCGGCGATGAAGCCGGAGTTGACAACGGCACTGGCTATCTGAGAACGAAGATCTCCGGCAAGAGCTATCTGAATCACAGGCTCGCGTGGCTGTATGTACACGGGTGCTGGCCGGCAAGTGACTTGGACCACATTAATCGGCGGCGGACCGACAACAAGATTTCCAACCTTCGGTTGGCGACCCGCTCCGAAAACGAACAGAACAAGCTTCTTCAGAGGTGCAACACATCCGGCTTTCGAGGTGTCTCGTGGAGCAAGTCGCGCAACCGTTGGCAGGCGTCGATCATGCTCAACGGCAAGCAGCAGCATCTTGGGTACTTTGCAGCCGCAGAAGAGGCAAGCCTTGCATATAGGGCTGCTGCCGCCCGACTTCACACCGTCAACCCGGCAGCGTTTGACATCAGGACTGCAGCCGCTATAGTGGCGCACCATCAGCAACTCGATTCGGCGAACAGCCCGGCAAGGGCTTGATCATCCGGCCATTGGCCCACATCCGGCACAAACTGCCTGAGCAGGCTTGACCTGCGGTTGCTTTACGGATGAGCTCGCCTGAACTTTTCTAGCCCGCCCGGCTCACGCTCGGCGGGCTTCTTCGTTTCCACGCCCAGCACGAACGCGCGCCGCCTCGCTCCGGCTCAACCCAGGCGCGGCAGTCCCGGCGGGCACCTACACCATGGCCAGACTCCAGATGCTCGGCCAGCGCCTGGCGCCCGCCACCCCGAAGCGTGAAGGCGGCTGGAGCGCCGGCCACCGAGGCAGCGCCACAGAGCGCGGCTACGGTTGGGCCTGGCAGAAGGTGCGCACCCAGGTGCTGATGGCGCAGGGTGGCCTGTGCCAGCCCTGCCTGCGCCGCGGCCACGTCACACCGAACTGCCGCACGGTGGACCACATCGTGCCCAAGGCGCGCGGCGGGACTGACGACCGCAGCAACCTGCAGACCATCTGCGACGGGCCTGGCTCCTGCCACGCCAGGAAGACGCAGGCCGAGTCACGCGGGCAGGAGTGGGACGAGTCAGCCGGGTGAGAGATCGCGCCTCCTGGGCCCGATACGCGGGCCGCAGGGGCACTGGCGCGGCGCCCGAGCCGACAGAGGCCCGGGGGGCGTCAAAAGTCTGGGGTCGCCGGGCTGCCCGACCGCCTCGTACCCCATGCGTAAACCTTTTCCCCCTTTTCAGCAGGAATCAGCAAATGGCAGGCGTCAAGGGGAGGTCGGGAGGGCCCCGGCCTAACTCAGGAGGGGCACGGCCGGGGGCCGGCAGGAAGCCGAAACCGAAGCCTGAGCCCACGGCGCTGCCGCCGATGGACATGCTCGAGATGCTGCAGAAGGTGGCGCTGGGCGAGGTCGAGGCGACAGCGCTGCAGGTGCGTGCCGCCATCGCGGCGGTTCAGTACACACACACCAAGAAGGGCGACGGCGGCAAGAAGGAAGAGGTTGCCGAGCGCGCCAAGAAGGTCGCCTCGAAGTTCACGGCCTCGGCCCCGCCGAAGCTCATCGTCAACAACAAGTAGCAGCCCCAAAAAGCGAGCCCGCCGTGTGTGTCACCACCCGGCGGGCTCTTTCCATTCCGACTGGCAAGGAGTCTTCATGGACGGACAGCAGCTTACTGCGGAAGGCTTAAAGAACCTTCTGCACTACGACAGCGGCACAGGCCACTTCACCTGGATCAAGCGCTGCGGCAAGCGCGGTGTGGTCGGCAAGGTCGCAGGCACCGTCGACTTCGGCGGCTACGTCGTCATCACCATCAACGGCAAGCGCCACAAGGCGCACCGGTTGGCGTGGCTGTACGTCCACGGCCGCTGGCCGGCGGTGGCGATGGACCACATCAACGGCGTGCGCACTGACAACCGGCTCGAGAACCTGCGCGAGGCGAACTGGTCTGAGAACCAGCACAACCGCAAGCGCCAGCGCAACAACCAGAGCGGCTACATGGGTGTGTCCTGGGACCGTCATGCCCGCAAGTGGCGTGCTGGGATCAGGGTCGGCGGGCGCTCCGAGAACCTTGGCGGGTACGACACCCCGGAAGAGGCGCACAGCGCTTATCTGGCGGCGAAGGCCCAGGCCCACCCGTTCCAGCCGGTGCCGCGCAGTGCCTGAATGGCAGACCTCCTGCCCCGATTGGGCTGAAAGGCTCAAGACGGGGCGGTCGATCATCCCGCCGCCGATCTTCCCGGAGGAGGCGGAGGCGGCGCTCGAGGTGCTGCGCGAGCTGCGCATCGTCGACGCGCCTGGCAGCCCCAGGATCGCCGACGCCTGCAACCAGTGGATCTTTGACCTGGCGGCGTCGATCTTCGGCGCCTATGACGCGGAGAGCGGACGGCGGCTCATTACTGAGTGGTTCGTCCTGATCCCGAAGAAGAACTTCAAGTCGGGCCTGGCGGCCTCGATCATGCTGACCAGCCTGATCCGCAATTGGCGCCAGTCGGCCGAGTTCACCATCCTGGCGCCCACCCTTGAGGTCGCGAACAACAGTTTCGGCCCGGCGCGCGACATGGTGCAGTTCGACGAGGACGGCGGCGTCAGCGAACTGAGCGAGCTCATCAACGTGCAAGGCGCAATTCGGACGCTGACGCACCGCGAGAAGGGCGCCACGCTCAAGGTCGTGGCCACTGACTCGGCGACGGTGGCCGGCAAGAAGTCAGTAGGCACGCTGATCGACGAGCTGTGGTTGCTGGGCAAGCAGGCCAACGCGGAAAACATGCTCCGCGAGGCGCTCGGCGGCCTGGCCAGTCGGCCGGAAGGCTTCGTGATCTACCTGACCACGCAGTCCGACGAGCCGCCGGTGGGCGTGTTCAAGAAGAAGCTGGACTACGCGCGGCGCGTGCGCGACGGCGAGATCCATGACCCGCGCTTCGTCCCGGTGCTCTTTGAGCACCCGCCGGAGATGGTCAGGACGAAAGAGCACCTTCTGCTCGAGAACTTGGCCATGGTCAACCCGAACCTGGGCGCCTCGGTGGCCCGGGATTTCCTCGAGCGCGAGTACACCAAGGCCAAGGAAGAGGGCGAAGAGTCGTTCCGTGGCTTCATGGCGAAGCACGGCAACGTGGAGATCGGCCTGGCCCTGCGCGCCGACCGGTGGCGCGGCGCGGATTGGTGGGAGGCGGCCGGCAAGGCGCTGACGCTCGACGACCTGCTCAACCGCAGCGACGTGGTCGAGATCGGCATTGACGGCGGCGGCCTGGACGACCTGCTGGGCCTGTCCGTGCTGGGCCGCGAGGCCGAGTCCGGCCAGTGGCTGCACTGGGCGCACGCCTGGGCCCATGTCTCGGTGCTGCAGCTCCGCAAGAGCGAGGCGCCGCTGCTGCTGGACCTGCAGAAGGAAGGCACGCTCACCCTGGTTGACGAGATCGGCCAGGACGTGGAGCAGGTGGCCGATGTCGTGGAGCAGTGCGAAGCCTCCGGGCTGCTCGACAAGATCGGCTGCGACCCGGCGGGTATCGGCTCCATCGTCGATGCCATCACCGGCCGCGGCTTCCCGCTGGAGCGCATCGTCGGCGTCAGCCAGGGCTGGCGGCTGGCTGGTGCCATCAAGACGGCCGAGCGGAAGCTGGCCGAAGGCAAGTTCACCCACGGCGGCACCCGGCTCATGGCCTGGTGCGTCGGGAATGCGCGCATCGAGCCGCGCGCAAACAGTGTGCTGATCACCAAGCAGGCGAGCGGCACCGGAAAGATTGACCCCCTCATGGCAACACTCAACGCGACGGAACTGCTGAGCCGCAATCCGCAGCCGCAGCGCAGCTTTTGGGAGTCCGCCGCGTGAGCTGGCTCGGGCGCTTGTTCAGTCGCAAGGCCACGGAGCTGACCTACGACCAGATCGCGGGCCTGATCGACTCGCACTCTGGCGGGTCGGTGGCCGGCGTCAACGTCACCGACAAGACGGCGCTGCAGGTCAGCACGGTGCTAGCCTGCGTCAAGACCATTGCGGACGGCTGCGCCACGCCTGCGCTGCACGTCTACCGCGAGAAGGATGACGGCACACGCGAGCGCGCCGACAACATCCCAGAGTACCGGCTGCTCAGCCGCCGGCCTAACGAGTGGCAAACCAGCTTCGAGTGGCGCCGGCAGATGACGCTGCACGCTGCCCTGACCGGCGCAGGCCTGTCCATCAAGGTGCGCGGCGACAACCGCCGGGTGCGCGAGCTGATCCCCGTCGAGCCCGGCCGCTGGGACGTGCGCAAGGTCGGCCGCTACGAACTCCGCTACCGCTGCTGGGATGAGTTCGGGCAGATCGGCGAGTTCACGCCCGATGACGTCTTCCTGCTCCAGGGCCTGCAGTGGACGTGGGGTCTGCCGCTGAATGCCCTGCAGCTGGCGCGCTCGGCCATCGGCCTGGCCATCGCCAACGAGAAGAGCCAGGCCAGCCTGCATGAGAACGGCCTGCGGCCGAGCGGCACCTACTCGGTGACCGGCACGCTGAACAAGGAACAGCACGACCGGCTCGCGGCCTTTCTCAAAGAGAAGGCCAAGCGTCCGCACGAGCCCATGATTCTGGACCGGGATGCGAAGTGGCTCTCGCACACCATCACCGGAGCCGACGCTCAAAGCATTGAGCACCGCCGCATGCAGGTTGAGGAAATCTGCCGCTCCTACGGCGTCTTTCCGATCATGGTCGGCCACAGCGACAAGGCGGCCACCTTCGCCAGCTCCGAGGCCTTCTTCGCCGCCCACGTCAAGCACACCCTGGCCCCCTGGCACAAGGCCTGGAGCCAGCGCATCGACGAGATGCTGCTCGACGGCAGCGGCCCGCTCTTCGCCGAGTTCGACACCCGCTACCTGATGGCCGGCGCAATGCGCGACCGCGCGCAGTGGGCCCGCACGATGGCCGAGATGGGCATCTACACCCGCAACGAGATCCGCGACGAGGAGGGCAAGGACCCGCTGCCCGGCCTGGATGAGCCTCTGACCCCCCTGAACATGACCGGCAGCGCGCCGGGAGGTGACCCCAATGACCCACCGCAACCGTAAGCCGCCGGAAACCGGCCATCGCCGCGGCGGTGCGCCCGAGCGCAAAGACTCCAGCACGGGCCGTGAGGTCCGGTCCTACGCCCTGAGCATCAAGGCCACCGGCGACGACGGCTCTGTCGAGGGCTACGGCTCCATGTTCGGCGTGAAGGACGCCTACGACGACATCATCGCCGCGGGCGCCTTCAATGCCTCCCTGGCTGCGCACAAGGCGGCCGGCACGATGCCGGCGATGCTGTGGCAGCACGACAGCGGCGAGCCCATCGGCGTCTGGACCGAGATGGTCGAGGACTCCAAGGGCCTGCGCATCAAGGGCAAGCTGGCCCTGGACACCGTGCGCGGCAAGGAGGCCCACGCCCTGCTCAAGCTCGGCGCGCTCAACGGCCTGTCCATCGGCTTCGTGTCGAAGCAGTGGAGCTACGACCGCGAAACCGACATCCGCACCCTGACCGAAGTCGATCTCTGGGAGGTCAGCCTGGTGACCTTCCCGGCAAATGAGAAGGCCCGAGTCACAAACGTCAAAGCGGTTTCGGACGACGACGTCTCCAAAGCAATCAAGCATCTGACGGCGGCCATAAAGCTGCACGAGGCTCACATGGACGGCACAGAGCCAACGAGCGACGAGTCTCAGATGAAGATGATGAAGATGATGAAAGATGCTCTCTCTTCCTTGCAGAAGGCGAAGGGCGCTGATGACGATATGGAGGACATGGGAAAGTCCATGATCACCCCTAAGAATGCTGAACGAATCCTGCGTGATGCCGGGTTCAGCAAGCAAGACGCCACGGCCTTCGTGTCGCGCGTCATGCGCATGGGCGAGCAGCGGAGCGAGTCCGCAGACGCCCAGGCGCAAGCCATCCGGGCGGCCAAGCGCCTGCTGGAAAGCCTGCAGAGCTGACCGCACCCGGCATCACCAGACAGCCGCCTTCGGGCGGCTTTTTCGTTTCTGAAAGGAAGACACCATGTCTCGCAATCGCCCCATGGCCATGCTGATGGCCGCCCACTTCGCCGCTTTCCAAGCCAAGGCCCTGGCCCTGGCCACCTACGAGAAGCGTGAAGAGCCCTCCCTCAAGTCCGTCGCCGAAGCGCTCGACAAGATCGCCACGGCGTTCGACGAGTACAAGAAGACCAACGACGCCCGGCTGGAGGCTGTCAAGGCCGGCAACTCCACCGCCGACCTTGACGCCAAGCTGGCCAAGATCGACGGCCACATGGACGCCCTGAACGAGCAGAAGTCCCGTCTGGAGAAGATGGAGACCAAGCTGGCCCGCCCGGGTGCGCTGGACGCCAAGGGCCGCCAGGATGGCGAGTCCAAGGAGGCGGCCGAGTACCGCCAGGCCTTCGCCGGCTGGGTGCGCAACCCGTCCGACATCCGTGCCACGCAGGAGCTGCAGGCCAAGCAGCGCGAGCTGAAGAAGGCCAACGCCGCCGCTCTGGGCGGTGATGACGGCTGGGAAACCCGCGCCACGCAGACCGTGACCAGTACCGGCTCGGCCGGCGGCTTCGCGCTGCCCGAGATCATCGAGCGCCAGATCCAGCGTCTGTCCGTGGACATCAGCCCGATCCGCCAGATTGCCACGGTGCGCACGGTCGGCAGCCCGGACTACAAGGAGCTGTTCGACATCAACGGCGCGGGCTTCGAGTGGGTCGGCGAAACCGACACTCGCAACCAGACCAACACGCCCGACCTGAACGAAGTGGCGCCGACCTTTGGCATGGCCTCCGCCCGCCCGCAGGCCTCCGAAGAGTCGCTCGACGACTTGTTCTTCGACGTGGAGGGCTGGCTGACCATGAGCGCGGCGGAAGCCATCGCCCAGGGTGAGGGGGCTGCGTTCGTCTCCGGCAACGGCACCAAGAAGCCCACCGGCATCCTGGCCGGCCCAACCCCGGTTACCACCGCTGACAGCGCCCGCGCCTTCGGCACGCTGCAGTACATCGCCTCGGGCCAGGCCGCCGCGTTGCCGACCAGCGCTGACGTGTTCTACGACCTGGTATACGCGCTGCGTGCCCGCTACCGCACGAATGCCCGCTGGGTCACCTCGAAGCTGGTGCTGGCCGCGCTGCGCAAGTACAAGGACACGACGAACCAGTACCTGTGGCAGCCGGCCGTCTCCGCTGGCCAGCCGGCAACGTTCATGGGCTACCCGATCACGGAAGCCGAGGACATGCCGGCGGTTGCGGCCAACGCCTTCTCGCTGGCGTTCGGTGATTTCCGCGAGGGCTACCTGATCGCCGACCGTGTGGGCATGCGCATCACCCGCGACGAGATCACGACGCAGGGCTTCGTCAAGTTCTACGTGCGCAAGCGCGTGGGCGGCAAGCTGCGTAACACGCAGGCCATCAAGCTCCTGAAGATCGCCGCCTCCTGATCAAGGGCAGTTGAGGGCCGCCGCTCACCCCGGCGGCCCTTTCCTTTTCCAGAGAGCAAACCATGCCCCAGATCAAGGTCATCAAGCCCTTCGCCTTCGCCCACCGTGGCGTCGAGGTCGAGGAATTCCAGCCCAGCGACGAAACGCGGGAGGTCTCCGACGAGGTGGCGGAACACGCCGGCCTTGTCGACGAGGGCTTCATCGAGATCGTCGGTTCCGAGCCCGCGGCGCCCGCAAAGCCGAGCCGCAAGAAGGCCGCCGAGTAACGGACTCAGCCGCCGTGCGCCCGGTGGGGCGCATCCGCTTGAGCCCAACACGAAGGACGCAGCACCATGCCCAAGACCATCAAGTACACCGGGACGCGCGAGCGCTGGCCGGAGCTGGCCACGACCGGAAAGCAGAGCGTGTGGATGCCCGGTCAGACTGAAGAGCGAAGCGATACGGAGGCTTCACAGCTGATCGCGACTGGGCAATTCATTGAAGTATTTGCGCTGGACGATCTCCCGCTTTCATCCTTGGTGTCAGGGGGTGGGATTTCGGGTCTTGCCGTTGGCGCTGGTTCCGCGGTTGCAAACACGGCGCTGCTGCAAGCCGCAATCACCGCTGGCGGTGTGGTCTCTATCCCGGGCAATCTCGGCACGATCCAGGTCAACGCCACGCTCTACATCGGCTCCAACACGACGGTGCTGATCGGCAAGGGGACCACGCTCAAGATGGCGGATGGCAGTGCGCGCACTCTTGTCTTGGCCAATCTCAACGACCAGACCGGCAACACCAATATCTACGTCGGCGGTGGCGGCACCATCGATGGCAACACGCTTAATCAGAGCGGCGCCAGCGACGTGCGTTTGATGGGCCTCTATTTCTGCAACGTAGATGGGCTCACGATTGAAAACCTGCGGATCGTCAATATTCGCAAGTACCACATCCTGCTTGCGAGCGCGACCAACTTCCTGGTGCGTGACATCTGGGTCACCAGCACACAAGCTGGCGCAGATGGCGTGCATGTGCACGGCAACAGCAACAACGGGGTGATCGAGCGTATCGGTGGCTTGTCCGGTGACGACTTCATTGCGCTGAACGTCAAGGACGTGAGCAACTGGCTAAACCCAACCACGCCGGCCCTGCACATCGGCCCCATCCGCAACATCACGGTTCGCAAGATCACCGGCAACGTGCAGGCTGGCAACGCCGGTAACTGCGTGGCCGTCTACAGCAACGTCACCGGGACGACCACCAACCTGACGGGCGCGACGTGGGCCAACGGTGTCGGCACGTTCACGTTTAGCGGCACTGTCGGAACGGTCGGCGACTTTGTGCAGATTGCGGGCGTCAATCCATCGACCTGGAACGGCAACTATCGCGTTCTGTCTGCTGGCGCTGGCTCCACAGTGGTGGAGCTTGATCAGAACCCAGGGACGTATGTCTCGGGCGGCACCATCGACAGCAATTACGCCATGACCGGCATCCGCATTGAGGATGTCAAGCCCGTGATGGTGAACGGCGGGACGGTGGTGTACCTTGCCACGTTCCCAAGCCCCGGCTTCGGTGGCGTCATCAATGACGTGGTGGTTGACGACATCCGCCCGCAGTCCACGACGGGCCGCACGCTCTCGTTCTACACAAACATTGGCTTGGGCCAGTTCAGCCGAATCCGTCATGGCTTGCAGTCTGGTTCTGGCACTGAGCTGATTTGGGGCGAGCAGGGCTTCAACCATGAAGTGCTGATGTTCGACCGCATCGCCAACGACATGCCTTACACGGCATCCCTTGGAGCCTTGGTCAAGATCAACAGCCCGGCCCGTCGCATCAAGATCAGCAACGTCAATAACCAGCTTGCAGGCAGCACAACGAGTGCATGGTTGCTAACCAATAGCGCAAGCTCCACGACCCTGCAATTTGAGTCGGTGGAGTTGGATAACTTCAGCGCCAATGCTCGCCGAGACAACGGAGGCCGGGCCGGGCTTGAATTGGGACAAGGGCAGTTCCCGGCCGTCTCAATCGCCAACATGTGGGTTGCCAACTGCGGCAATGCAGTGACTGGCAACGGCAGCACCGGCGATGTGAACCTTGTTATCGATGGGTTGCAAGTCAAGAACATCTTTGGCGGCAATTCGGTGTTGCAGTTCTACGCCAACGGTGCGCGCGTGCAGATCAGCATGCAGGGCTATCTCCCTCGCGGCAACGCTTACGGTGCATACAACGTGCTCTCCAGCACTGGCACGGGCGGTGCTGTGACCATGCTCAAAAGCAGCGGCGCGCCGAACTACACGTACACATTCCCGTGGATCGCATCAGACACGCCTGGATCTGGATCATCGCTGTATTGCGATGGGCATGAGATCGCGGTTGATGTGACCAAGCTGGCTCGTTGGGATGGCGCCATCGTGCGCAACACGAACGCGGCGGCCGGCACTCTCGGTGTGGCGGGCTTGGTGAGCTGCCAGGGCACGGCGGCGAACAGTTGGTCGTTGCTCTCTGACCCGACTAAGAAGTACTGATTCCCATCCCCTGCCGGTAACCATGCAACGCCTCTCCACCTCTGGCGACGAGCCCGTCACCCTGGCCGAGGCCAAGCTGGCGGCCCGGGTCGACATCAGCGACCTTGACGCCCTCATCAGCGGCCTGATCACGTCCGCGCGCGAGCAGGCCGAGCAGATCACCGGGCGCCTCTACCGGCTCCAGGCGTGGCGCACTGAGCTGGCCGACTGGCCGGATGTGGAGGACGTGCTGCCGGTCTACGGGGCCACCGCCTGTGCTGTCACGTACTGGAACGGCGCAGCCTGGGCAAACCTTGCAGGTTCGGCCTACGTGTTCGCAGCCGAAGGCGCCGGCACGGTCCTGGCGCCTGCCCTCGGCACGTCTTGGCCCACGCTGCCACAGGTGGCAGCTGGGCCGCGCGTGCGCATCGACCTGACGGCCGGCCCCAGCAGTGCGGCACAGGTCGACGAGTCGGTGAAGCTCTTCATCAAGGCCGCCGTGTCCGCCTGGGTGAACAACCCAGACGCAGCGTCGACCAAGGCCCTGGAAATCTCCCCTCTCTGGGAGCGCCTGCTCGACGGGCAGCGCCTCTACGGCTGATCATGGCGCGCAACTCCCGCATCACCATCCGGCAGCGCGTTGACGGGTCGGACGAGCTCGGCCAGCCTCTGCAGACCTGGGCGACGGTTGCCACGCTGTGGGCAAGCATCCGGCATCTGAGCGGCGCCGCGGCGATCAAGGCCGACGCGCTCACCAGCACCGTGCGCGCCTCGCTCAGCGTCAGCAAGCGCGACGACATCAAGGAGGGCATGCAGGCCCTGCACGGCTCCACGGTCTACGACATCAAGGCGGTGCTGCCCGACGAGGAGAACCGGCTCGACATGTACTTGGTCTGTGAGGTGGCGCGGTGAGCATGTCCATCACGCTCGACATCAAGTCGCTGGGCTTTGATGAGCTTGAGGCATCTGCGCTGGAGGCGGTGCGGCCTGCCGCCCAGGCTGGAGCACAGGTGCTGTACGACCAGGTCAAGGCCAACGTATCGCGCATCCGTAAGGTGAGCGGCAATCTGGATCGGGCCATCTTTCAGAAGTTCATCGAGAACGAGTCTCGCGCTGACCTGTCCTCATACCGCATCAGCTGGAGCCGCAAGAAGGCGCCGCACGGCTGGATGATCGAATTCGGCTTCATGCAGCGCTACGAGCTCGCCCGGGACGCCCGCGGCCGCATCTTCCCGATGGTGCGCCCCGAGATGCAGGGCAAGCCGAAGCCGAAGCGCCGCGCGACCCAGGCCGTGAAGGACGCCTACTACGTGCCGCGCAAGGGCGGCCCGCGCCAGGTGCCGGCCCGCGCCTTCATCCGCTCTGCCGCGTCGAAGCTGCCGGCGGCGCAGAGGGCGGTGGCCGAGCGGTTCTTCGCCGAGCTCAAGGCCAAGGGGCTGATTAAGTGAGCATGGAATCCAACCTCGTCACGCTGCTGAAGACGCTGTGTCCGCGCGTCTTCCCCGACGTGGCGCCCTACGAGACCGCGCTGCCCTACGTGACCTTCCAGCACATCGGCGGCACGCCCTGGCGCTACCTCGACAACGCCGCGGCCGACAAGCGGCACACGATGGTCCAAATCAACACCTGGGCCGCCACGCGCGCCGAGGCGCTGAGCCTGTGCCGCCAGATCGAAGAGGCGCTGTGTGCAGCCTCTGCCTTCACGGCGCAGCCCGATTCCGAGCCCATTGGAGACCTGGACGACGACGGCGACCGCCGCGGCTGCATCCAGGACTTCTCTATCTGGGCCGCACGAACCTGACACCGGCCCGCAAGGCCTGACCCCATAGCCCGCCCCGGGAGACCGCGGCGGGCTTTTTTACGCCCCGCTGAGGGCAATCAACCCGGCCCGCTGACGCGGGCTTTTTCACTTCTGAAAGGCCCTCACCATGGCTCAAGTACCAACCGGAACGACCGTTTCCATCGCCTCTGTCCTGGCCTCCGCGCTTCCCTTCACCACCAACGGCGGCAGCAATGCTTCCGAGGCTGTGCTGCCGATGGCGTCGACCGCCGGCCTGAGTGTCAACGACATCGTGCTGGTTACCAGCGGTTGGGGACGCCTCAACCTGCGGGCCGCGCGCCTCAAGGCTGTGGTCGCAAATACCAGTGTCACGCTGGAAGGCGTCGACACCACCAACACGAACTTTTTCCCGACTGGCGCTGGTGGCGGCACCCTTGCGCGCGTCAACACGTTCCAGACCATCGGCAGCGTGACGGCGATTTCGTCCTCGGGTGGTGATCCGGTGACCGTCGACTACAAGTTCCTGGACAGCGACGTGCGCTACCAGATCAACGATGGCTTCAACCCCAACAGCTACCAGCTCACGCTCGACGCTGATTCCATCGGCTCTGCCGGCTACACCGCCATGCGCACGCTGACCCAGGTGCAGACCAACACCATCCTGCGCATCGTGACGCGCAGCGGTCAGGTCAACCTGGTTCCCTGCACGGTTGCGCTCAACGAAGCCGTGCAGATGAACGACGGCCAGATCAACACCGTCTCGGCCCAGTTCAACGGCCTGAACGTGCTGACCCGGTACGCCAGCTGATCCCCGCGCCTGACGGCGCACCCCATGCACCGACCCGGCTGCGTTCTCTCCTCTCGCGCGGAGAGGCGCAGTCGGGCACGGGCTTCCCTCCGCGCGAAAGATCAACATGAACTCAACGCTCACGGCGGACGAGCTTCGTTCGCTGGTCGGGTACGACCCCACAACGGGCCTGCTGCAAAGGCTTTCCAGAAGGGTTGGAACGCCCTACATGGAGAACGGCTACATCCGCATCAGGATCGATGGCCGTGCCTATCGTGCCCATCGCTTGGCCTGGCTTCACTTCCACGGAGAGTGGCCATCGGAACAGATTGATCACATCAACGGCTTCCGCTCTGACAACCGCATCGAGAACCTTCGCCAGGTCTCAAACGCGATCAATGGCCAGAACCGCAAGGGGCCGAAGTCAAACAACAAGAGCGGCTATCTAGGTGTGCACTGGAACAAGAAGGACCGTGCCTACCGCGCGGTCATCAAGGCCAACCGAGTGACCCACTACCTCGGCTCGTTCCAAGACCCGGCAACGGCCTACCAAGCCTATCTCGCAGCCAAGAGGGTGCTGCACCCCGGCTGCACCATCTGATTCGAAGGACCAACACCATGACCAAGATCACCCTGGGCAAGCCGCCCAAGACGTTCGCTCCTGTCACCGTTCGCTTCCCGATGCCAAACGGCACCGAGGGCGTCATCGAGGCCGTCTTCAAGTACCGCAGCCGCAAGCAGTTCGGCGAGTTCCTGCGCGACACCTTCAAGGTGGACGAGCCGGCGGGACAGATGGACCTGGCCGGCGTCATGGCCGCCAGCGTCGACAAGAACGGCGCCTATCTGGCCGACGTGCTGGAAAGCTGGAACCTCGACGAGAAGCTGACGCCCGAGAGCGCGGCACAGCTGGCCGACGAACTGCCCGCCGCGGCCAAAGCCCTGATGGAGGCCTACAGCGCCGCCGTCACCGAGGGACGCCTGGGAAACTGACGCAGGCCGCTCGCGCCGCCTACCTACGCGAGCGGTCTGGCGGCGTGGTCGGCGAGTTGTTCTCCGCTGCCGACTATGGCCTCGACGAGGTCGAGATCTGGCCGGAAAACTGGACCGCCTGGCGTCTCTTCTGCAGTGTGGCCACGCAGTGGCGCATGGGCATGAACGGGCCTACCGGTCTCGACTACGTCCCCCTGATGAAGCTGCTCGACATGGAGCAGCTGAGCGCCGAAGAGTGGCGCGAGACCTTCGACCTTGTGCGCGCCTGTGAAGGCGCCGCGCTTGACCAGATCCGGCTGAACGCCGCCGACTGAAAGAACCCCAACCCATGGCCGAGAACTCCCGCGAGGCAGAGCTCAAGATCACCGCGGACGCCTCTGGCGTTCGTGCGGGTGTTGAGCAGGCCAAGACTGCGCTGGGTGACCTGAGCAAGGCCGCAGAGCGCGAGGGCGCGAAGGCCGGGGCCGGCGTCGAGAAGATCGGCGACGGCGCGGAGAAGGCGTCGGGCAAGGTCGAGCGCGAAGTCGGCAGGATGGCCCAGGCCATCCAGCGCGCGACCGCGGCAGCAGAGGCCGGCGGCCGGGGGACGGCTGCCTACTTCGAGAGCATCGCCAAGCAGCGCGGCACGGCCGACGCCCTGAAGCCCTACATTGAAGACCTGAAGCGAGCCGAGGCGGCCCAGAACGCGGCCCGCGCCAGCCTCGGCAACATCGGCGTGAGCGCCGGCCAGACGGCGGCGGCGCTGCGCCAGGTGCCGGCGCAGTTCACCGACATCATCACCAGCCTGCAAGCTGGCCAGGCGCCCATGACGGTGCTGCTGCAGCAGGGCGGCCAGCTGAAGGACTCGTTTGGCGGCGCGGGTGCTGCCGCTCGGGCGCTCGGCGGGTATGTGCTCGGACTGGTCAACCCCTTCACCATCGCTGCGGCGGCGGTTGCCGGGCTCGGCTTCGCCTACATCAAGGGCGCCGAAGAGGCCCAGGCCTTCCAGAAGACCCTGATCCTGACCGGCAACGCGGCCGGCGTCACTGCGCAACAGCTCAGCGCCGTGTCGGCCAGCATCGCCGGCTCTGGCATCACCCAGGGCGCCGCCGCCGATGCCCTGAACCAGCTGGCGGCCACCGGCAAGGTCGGCGCCGAGAACCTGGGCCGCTTCGCAGCGGCAGCTGTGCAGCTTGAGCGCGTCGGCGGCCCGGCTGTTGAAGAGACCGTGAAGGCCTTCGCCGAACTTGGCAAGGCTCCGCTGCAGGCATCGCTCAAGCTCAACGAGTCAACCAACTTCCTCACCGTCTCGCTCTACGAGCAGATCAAGGCGCTGGAAGGGCAGGGCCGGGCGACCGAGGCCGCCAAGGTGGCGCAGGAGGCCTACGCAGCCGCGCAGGAGCAGCGAGTCCCGCAGCTGGCCGCCAACCTGGGCCTGCTGGAGTCTGCATGGCTCGGCATCAAGGGCGCCATCAAGAGTGTCGGCGATGAGCTGCTGAACATCGGCCGGGCCGACACGATCAGCAGCCTGGAAGCCTCGCTGAAAAGCGCGCAGAGCCGCGCCGCGCGCCTGAACGGCGGCGGCCTGCTGGACAACTTCTTCCGCGACCAGGCCCTGGCCAGCGCCGCCGGCTACCAGCAGCAGATCGACGCGCTCAAGGAGGTCGACCGCCTTGCTCGCAAAACGGCAGAGGCTGACGCGCAGCGCCTGAAGACTGTCCAGGCGCGCACCGAGTTCGACAAGCTCGCCGAGCAAAGCCTCGACAAGCAGGCGAAGCTGGCGCTGGAGATCCAGCGAATCGAGAACCTTGGCGCCGCCGCTGGCAAAAGCCGCAAGGAGATCGAGGACCAGATCGCCGCCGCCAAGGAGCGTGCCCGCGACAAGAGCGCCGACAACGCGGCCCTGCGCGCGCGCGAGCAAGAAGCAGCATTGCTGGAGCGCCTCGCTGGCTTGTCTGGCACCTACGTGCAGGACCTGCAGCGCTTGGAGGCTGTGCGCAAGCGCACCAACATGAGCGAGGCGGAATACGTCGAGCTCGTGAAGGAGCTGATCGCCAAGCAGCCCTTCGCCGTCAAGCTCGCCAAGGAGCAGGCCGACGCAGCCAAGCAAGTCGCCGACGCCCAGCAGCGCGGCAACGAGATCTACGAGAAGACGCTCGACGCGCTCAAGCAGTCTGGCGACGCTGTGGCCAAGCAGGTACAGAAGCTGCGCGACGAGGAAGAAGCCCTCGGCGTGTCGGCCGCGCTCAATGTGAGCCTGGCCCAGGCCATCGAGCTGGTCACGATCAAGCGGCTGGAAGAGCAGCGGGCCCGCGCCGTGGCCACCAACGACCAGGCCGCGGCGGACGCCATTCAGCGCGAGATCAACGCCCGCAAGGAGCTGGCGACGCTCATCGGCAACAAGGAGGCGCGCGACACGGCCAAAAAGGCTGCCGAAGAGACGGCGCGCGATTGGCAGCGGATCTCTGACCAGATCGGCCAGGGCCTGACTGACAGCCTCTTCCGAGCCTTCGAGGCTGGCCGCGGCTTCTTCGACACGCTCTGGAAGGGCATCGTCAACACCTTCAAGACTACTACCCTGAAGCTGATAATTCAGGGCGCCGATGGGAAGAGCGGCATTGTTGGATCTGCGCTGAGCTCAATCGGCGTGCCGGGGTTCAGCAATGCGGCCGGCGGCGCCCAGGGCAACCTCGGCAGCCTGAGCCTGTTCTCCAATACGGGCCTCGGCAGCGCCTTCAGCGGTGGCTCGTCGCTGCTGGCCAGCATCGGCGGCGCGGCCGGCATCGCCAACTCCGTCTACCAGCTCAGCCAGGGCAAGTACGGCGCAGCGGCAGGTTCGGCGCTCGGCACCTATCTTGGCGGCCCCATCGGCGCAGCTCTTGGTTCGGCCATCGGCGGCGCCATCGACAAGGCCTTCGGCTCTGTCGGCGCAAACCAATCCGGCGCCTCCTACCTGAGCAACGGCACGACAGGCCAGGCCGTCAACAACGGCATGTTCGGCCTGGACCGCGCCTGGGGCGACAGCATCGGGAAGTACTTCAGCCAGGGCGTGCAGGACGCGCTCAAGGCATCCACGTCGACCGGCGCCAGCCTGCTCAATGCCATCTCCACCGCATTCGGCGGCCAGGGCGGTTACCAGGTCGGCGCGTTCTTCGCCTCGGACAACACGCGGGCCAGTCAGGGCAATCGCTCGGTGCTCGGGCCGAATGGCCAGATCCTGAGCAGCTTCTCGGGCTCCGGCCTGGACAAGGACCCGACGAAGGGGCTGCAGCAGCTGACGACAGCCCTGGCCGGTGACGTTCGCTCGGCGCTCCAGCAGATCGACATCCCCGGCTGGGCGAAGGCAGAGCTGCAGCAGCTGACGGGCGACGTCAGCTTCGAGCAGCTGTCCAGCGTGGTGCAGAACATCCTGGCCACCAAGGACGCATTCAACAGCCTGGGCGCGGCCATGCCGCAGCTCAAGAACCTGACCGATAGCGCCGTCGAGGGACTGCTGAAGGCCTTCTCGGGCATCGACAACCTCAAGACTGCGGCCAGCTCCTACTACGACAACTTCTATTCCGACGCGGAGAAGACCGCCGCCGCCACGGCGTCGCTGAGCAAGGAACTCGAAGCGCTGGGCCTGTCCGTGCCGTCCAGCCGCGACGCCTACCGCGCCCTGGTTGAGGCGCAAGACCTCAGCACGGCCAGCGGCCAAGCCGCCTATGCGCAGCTCCTGAAGCTCGCGCCGGCCTTCGCCGCGCTGGTGCCGGCCGTTGCCTCCGCCGGTGACGCCGCCGCCCAAGCTGCTGCCGACATGGAAGCCGCTGCCGCCAAGATGGCCGAAGCCGGCCGCCGCGTGCTGGCCGACCTCGCCGCCCAGCAGGGTGACCTGCAGGTCGAGCTGTTGCGCGCCCAAGGCAAAGCAGAGGAGGCAGCCGCGCTGGAGCGTCAGCAGGCCCTGGCCAAGCTGACCGAGGGCCTGTCCACGGCAGACGCTGCCGCCGCCACCGCAGCCTATGACTTGGTGCAGGGCCTCAAGGCCCAGATCCAGGCCACGAACGACGCAAAGAGCGCCGCAGAGCAGGCCGCCCAGGCAGCGCAAGCCGCGGCCCAGGCTGAAGCCCAGCGCGTGGCCGCCATCGCAGACCAGCGCGCGGGCCTCATCACCCGCCTGCTGCAGGCCCAGGGCGACACCGCCGGCCTGCGGGCGCAGGAACTGGCCGGGCTGGACGAGTCCAACCGAGCGCTGCTGGAGCGCATCTACGCCATCGAGGACGAGAAGGCCGCACAGGCTGCCGCCGCCCAAGCTGCCCAAGAAGCCGCACAGGCGGCCCAGCAGCTGCGCCAAGCCTGGCAGTCGGTGACCGACTCCATCTTCGGCGAGGTGGCGCGCATCCGCGGCCTGGTCAATGGCACGTCGCCGCAGAGCCTGGCCAACGCCCAGAGCCAATTCGCGATCACCACCGCCCAGGCCCGTGCCGGCGACCAGGAGGCCGCCAAGCTGCTGCCAGGCCTGAGCCAGACCCTGCTGCAGCTGGCCGAGGCCGGCGCGGCGAGCCTGCTGGACCTGCAGCGCATCCGCGCCCAGGTGGCGGCGAGCCTTGAGCAGACCGGCGCCGGCCTTGCGACCCGCTTCGGCCTGAGCCTGCCCAAGTTCGCCACGGGCACCAACTACGTGCCCCGAGACATGGCGGCCATCGTGCACGAGGGCGAGGCCATCGTCCCGCGCGCCTACAACCCGGCGGCCTCGGGCGGCACCGGCCAGGTGAGCAACAGCGAGGTCGTCAACGTGCTGCGCGAACTGCTCGACGCCATCAAGGCCGGCGACCTGTCGTCCGTCAAGTTGCAGACCGAGGCGAACCGCCTGCTGCGCAAGTGGGACGGCGAAGGCCTCCCGGAAACGCGAGTCACCGCATGACGACACCCCTGCGCATCGTCCAGCCGCTGCCGGTCTCCGACAGCGTGCTGGTGGCCACCGACGTGCCCGAAAGCGCCTATCCGGCGTGGTCGAGCTCCACCACCTACGCCCAGGGCGACCGCGTGCACCTCGTGAGCACCCACAAGGTCTACGAGAGCGCGGCGGCCGGCAACCTCAACAACAACCCCACCACCTCGGCGCAGTGGGTCGAGGTCGGCCCGACGAACCGCTGGGCCATGTTCGACCGGTCCAACACCACGCAGACGGCGCAGAGCACGAGCTTCTACTACCGCTTGCAGCCGACCGGCGCCTACAACGTCGTGTTTCTCGGCGGCCTGACGGGCGCGCAGTCGCTGCGCATCCGCATCACCCACGCCACGCTCGGCACTCTGCTGGACCGCACCATCAACCTCACCAGCCTGCCGGTTCAGGCTGGATGGTGGGAGTGGACGTGGGGAGAACGTCGCGGACCGACGCTTGCCATCTCCGATGTGCCCGGCGTGCTCGGCTCTGAACTGCGCATAGACGTCACCGGCACCACAGCACTGGCGGCCGGCGTGCTGCTGTTTGGCCAGGCCAAGGAGCTGGGGATTCTGGTGCAGCAGGGCGCCCGCGTAGGGATCCAGGATTACAGCCGGAAGGAAACCACCGACTTCGGCGACACGGTGCTGGTGCAGCGCGCCTACGCCAAGCGCGCGAGCTTTGACATCCCAATCAAGGCCGAGATGGTCGATGAGGCCATCACCTATCTGGCCAGCATCCGCGCCACACCCTGCCTCTTCATCGGCCCTCGCTACGAGTCGGCCGTCATCTACGGCTTCTACAAGGAGTTCGACGTGAACATCGCCTATGCCTCGCACAGCGTGTGCAGCTTGCAGGTGGAGGGTCTGACATGACGACCATCTCCCCAATGCCGCCGGCTCCTCAACCTAACGACGACACTGCGACATTTAACGACAAGGCCTTCGCGTCCTGGGCCGCTTTGCCAACGTTCATAAGCGAGGCGAACGCTCAGGCATCCGAGAACAACGCCGCCGCAGCAACGGCTACGGCTGGTGCGGCCACGGCCACGGCAAAGGCTGCCGAAGCTTTTGGCTACAAGGATGCGGCAGCGGCAAGCGCGGCAGACTCTGCGGCAGCCAACGGCGCCGCCGCCTGGGTGAGCGGCACCACCTACGCCATCGGCGACCGCCGCCGCAGCCTGCTGGACGGCCGCGTGTATCGGCGCACGACCGCTGGCGCCGGCACGACAGACCCGGCGAACGACACCGCGAACTGGGTGGACCAGGTCAACGGCGCGCGGGTTCGCATCACCTCGGCGACGACGCTGCAGGTGCGCACGCTGTACGAGCTCGACAGCTCTGGCGGCGCCTTCAGCGTGACGCTGCCGGCCACCTTCGGTGACACCGACTGGATCGACTTTGTGGACGTCGGCATGTCGCTGACGGTCAACCCGGTCACCGTTCTCCGCAACGGCAACAACATCCGCCGCGTTGCTGAGGACTTGATCCTCGATGTGACCGGCGACTCCCTGCGCCTGGTCGCGCGCACCTCTCTGGGATGGATTGAGCAATGACACGACGCAGCAGCATCGGCGGGGCAGCCGCCGTCACCTCGATGGTTTCGGCGCTGTCTACCGGAACATCGCTTGTATTCACCAATGCGGCACAAGGCGCAAACGCGGTCACGGCACTTTCAGGAGCGATGACGGCAGGCACGCTGAAGACTGCCTATCAGGCGTCCGGGAAGGGGCGGGTCAACTTCTTCGCCGTGGGCGTCAACGACGCCACCGGCCGCACGGTGCGTGTCCGGATCACTGTCAATGGTGTCGTGGTTTTTGACAAGACGTCCGGCGCCATCACGTTCAACGGTCAGGCCGTGGTTGCCATCGGCGGCGTCTCCTCGGCAAGCGGCAATCCCGTTGTCCTTCAGCCAATCGACTACACCAACGGCGTCCTTATCGAGATCGCGTCCTCGGTGACTGAGACCGACAAGCTGACCACTGCGATCAATGCGGAGGTGCGGCTGTGAGCGAGTACATCACCGAACAGATCGGCGGCGCCACGGTCATGCGGCTGGCCAAGCCAGCGCCGATGCCGGCGCCAGTCCCCACCGTCACCCGCCGCCAGGCCCTGCGCGCTCTGCACGATGCCGGGCTGCTTGGCGCCATCGAGACCGCCATCGGAAACCTGCCGCCGGAGCAGCAGGCGCTGGCACGCATCGACTGGGACAACGCCCAGGAGTTCAGGCGCGACTTCCCGCTGCTCGCGCAGCTGGCCGGCGCCATCGGCCTGACCTCTGCGCAGATCGACAGCCTTTTCGCCGCGGCCGCGGCCATCCAGTAGGAGACCCACATGACCGTCAAAACCACCATTGGCGCCCCGGTACTTGACTCGGGCGACTTCCAGGCCACCACGGCCGGCGTGACCTGGGGCCTGAAGCTCCAGTACGTACCAACACCTGACGGCGCCAACTCGCTCGACCTTCTGGTGATTGAGCCAGCCGGCGTGAAAGGCCTCATCACAGATTTCGAGGGAGAACTGAGGACCATGACCGTCTCGGCGTTCCTGACATCGCGAGTCATCCCCGCCATCAACAACTGGTTTAAGGCCCGGTTTGGCGGCGCTACCACGACCACGCCTCCGGCTCTGCCTCAGTACATCATCGACCTCGACAAGGCGCTCAAGGCCCTGACGTTGACCGCTGCGGGGGTGAAGTGATGCGTGCCGCACTCGCTCGATACCTCCGCAAGCTGGCCGACTGGCTTGCCCCCACCGCGCCGCCTCCGCCTGTCGTGGCCGCAAACCCGCCGCCGACCGACCCGCCCAAGGATGGGGGCGATGGCTCGTGAAGCTGCGCACCTATGCCGTGTGGCTGCTGGCCGCCGCCTGCGCGAATGAGTTCGCCTGGTGGCTGGCTGCGCGCGGCACAGGAGAGCAGGGCTCCATCAGGTACATCACGACGTGGGCGCTGATCTGCGCGTGTGTGCTGGGCGTTCACCTGTACCTGCGCGACCGCTTCCTATCGGCCGTGTGCGCCGCGGTGGCGGTCATGTCCAGCACCACGGCCGGCTGTTCGGCCTGGTGGCTGCTGACGAGATTCGAGCTGCAACCTGGCAGAGACCAGTGCAGCAAAGAGTGGGGCGTGCCAATGCTGCTGGTGTCCGCTGTGGTGGCGCTGGCGGTTTTCTGGAGGTGGCCAAATGGCAAACAGCGCTGACCCCATCGCGGGTGTGGCTCAGGTCTTGAGTGTTTTCGTCGGCGCTGCGACCGCGGCCGTCATCGCCCCGCATCTCGTGGTGTTCATTGCTGGAGCTGCCGGCGGTGTGTTCGGGCTCATGTCGTGGCGTCAGTGCTCCGTCTGGGAGGGGCTGGGCTACGTGGTCAGCATGGGCCTGCTGGCGTGGCTGCTGGCTGGCGGCGTGGCTGAGGCGGTGGCCGTGCTCTGGCCATTCATCGACGACCGCCGCGGCCTGGCTCCGGTGGCCCTATGCATCGGCTGGGTGGGTCACCGGTGGCCGTCTGTGGGCCAGTGGATGGCACGGCTGGCCAAGCGCTGGGCCGAGGCCACGGTCCAGAACGGAAAGGCGAAGTAATGGAAGCTCTTCACTACCTCGTCGTGTCGGGGATCTTCTGGGCCGTCATCTGCCGGGCCAGGGTGATGACCGCCGACACGCCGCAGCGCATGAAGGTGCAGTACGGCGTGCTGCTGGTTGGGGCCGTGTCGTCGCTCCCGATCTACAGCAGCCCTGAGGCCGGCCAGGTGCTTCTCGGCGCCTCGGTGCTGCTTTACCTGTGGCTGGATGCGCGCCGCTGGCGCTATGGGGTGCCGAGATGATCACCATTGCTGACTACTTCATGGGCCGCCGGGAGAAGTACCCGCTCGCCCTGACGCCCGACATCGAGCGCGAGGCCTTCCGCACAGTCGACCTGGCCAACAAGCTGCTGTCCCAGGCGCAGACCTACGGCGTGACTGTCGACATGCATCCGGTCAACAAGTCGCCGGTATCCAGCGGCTGGCGGCCGCCCGAGGTGAACGCGGCCACGCCGAACGCAGCGGCCAGGTCCAAGCACATGACCGGCCAGGCCATCGACATCTACGACCCGGACGGCGACCTGGATGCCTGGCTGATGACTGGCGAGGGCCAGGCTGCCATGGTTGCCCTGGGCCTGTGGCATGAGCACCCCAGCGCCACCAAGGGATGGGCCCACGTCCAGACTGTGCCACCGCGCTCGAACAACAGGACGTTCTACCCATGATGCCCCCCCTCTGGCTCCTCAAGCTCGGCGGCGTGCTGCTCGCCCTGGTGCTGGCCGCCGGCTATGGCTACCGGCACGGCGCCGCCAAGGTGCAGGCCCGCTGGGACAAGGCTGCGGCCGACCAGCAGGCCCAGGCAGACGCCGAGCGCGAATCCAACCAGCTGCGCGCCAGGGCCGCTGCAGCCAGCTACGAAGCCCAGCGCACCGCCAGGGCCCGCGAAGCCGCCACCCCATCACCGGAGGTCCGCAATGCGCTCAACGCCTCAATCTGCCCCGCGCTCGGGGCATCCGCGACGGCTCTTCGCCTGGGCGACGTGCTCGTTAGCGCTCCTGTGGTTGACCGGCTGCGCCGCGCCGGCTCCGACTATTAAGCCAATCGACCCGCCGCCGGCAGCGCTGGCCGCGCCGTGCCAGGCCGGCCCGGAATACCCGGCCGGCGCGCTGCCGCTGGGCGAGCTGGTCGACATCGTCGCTGCCCGCGAGGCCGCGGCGGCCGACTGCCGGGCCCGGCATGGCGCCCTGGTGGCAAGCTGGCCGCGGTGATGCCATGCTCGCCGTCCATTACTACCTCAACGGCCGCGAGATCCTGATCGATGCCGGGGAGGCCCCGCGAGTGGGGGATGAGGTCGGGTTCGAGGGCCAGGCCTTCGAGGTGGTGCGCGTAGTGTGGCATCGGCCGATGTGCCCACCAGACCGCGTGCATGTGCATCTGCGCATCAGCGAGGCCGAGGCCATCACCGGCCCGGGGCGGCTGTGACCTGCCCGCTGTGCTCTGAGCCGCACCGGCTCAGCCAGTGCCCGCGGTGGATTGCGGAACGCTTCGGCGAACGAATGCGGAACACTTCCGGCCAGATGCCTCTGTCGCGCGCTGTTTCCTCTATGGTGCCTCGGGCCGGACTCGAACCGGCACACCTTGCGGCGGGGGATTTTGAGTCCC